CATGTAGGACATTCATCATTCTTTTCTAAAAATAATCCACGCTGAGCAATTGCTTTAAGTTCTTGTCTTTGCTCGGCTCTAAACGCTATAGAAGAATTTTTTCTATCTTGTAATTCTGTTAAATCAACATCACCAGTTTCTGTAAGTTCTGCACTTAATTTGTTATTGTGCTCTTGCAACTTTTTAATTTTATCTTCTGCAGTTTTAATTTGCTTTTCATACTTCTTTTTATTTTCTGTTGTAAGTGCTGCAATATCACGAATGTACTTGCTTTGTTGATCCATTTTATTTTTTAATAAATCTATATTGTGATTTATACTTGATAGCTTATCTTTTAAACTACCATTCTTTTCTTTTAACAAAACATTCATTTTTGAAAAAATGTTAATGTCCAGAAGATCCTCGATAACATCCCTACGATGTCCAGCATTGAGTTGCATAAAGGGTATGAAGGAGGAAGAACCTAATACAACAACCTGATGGAAACTCTTATGGTTGAGTTTCAGAATGTTTTGTTCAAGTATCTTCTGGTATTCCATAGCATGAGATGATTGATTAATCATCTTGCCATCTTTCCATATTTCAAATACATTAGGTTTGATACCTCTAATTATTTTAAAGTTAGATGTACCTACAGTGAATTCAACTTCCACTAGAGCATGTTTTTGATTTATAGAATTAACGAGTTGTGATTTACTAATTTTACGGTGTGGTTTACCAAATAAACTAAATGATAAAGCATCAAGCATTGTAGATTTACCTGCACCATTATGACCTACTACTAACGTAGATTTATTTTTTCTTAAATTTATTTCTGTAAATGAATTACCTGAAGATAAAAAGTTTTTATAACGAATATTTTTAAATACAATCATGCTATTTCTAGTGCCTGTGCCTCTGTCATTAGTTGTCTCATTTCAACCTTTATTTTATTTTTATCCAAATCGGTATCAACTGCATCAATATATGAATCAACTATCTCAGCAGTATCTTCAAAATTCATGCTTTCATCATCAACATTGGCACCTATAAACTCATTAAAGTTTTCTGCAATCTTTAATTCATATATCTTTTGGTTTTGAATGTTATCAATAAATCTATCAAATGTAAAAGGATCAGTTTTATCCATGACAACAACTTTTACAAACTTATTAGTTAAATCTTTATCAAACTTATTATAGTCTATTTCTTTATCATTGTACAGGATTTTTTCAAATAATGTATTATTATTTCTTATCTTTTCCATTTTTCTTGTTTCAGTATCAAGTATGTGAAAATATTTTGGATCATGTGCATCTGACCAGAAGAATTCCATTTGTGAACCAAGATACCAAATGTTGTCTTTTTGTGAAGAGCAATGATAATGACCACTTAACACCATTTCAAATCTTGAAAATAATTTTGGATCCATACCGTGTTTATTAGTTAAACCTCTCATCATTTCAAATCCATTTAATTCAAGATGAGCACCCAGCCAATCGGCTTTACAATCTTTTATAAAATTCATACACAAGTCATAGTTGTCTTGACATATCCACGGCACTAATCCTAATCTTAATGAATCATATTGCATTACTGTAGGTTCCATAATAATGTGTACTTCATTCATGTAATGACCTAAACATTCTTTTAAAGAATTCAATTCATTTGTATTTTTATAAAATGTATCGTGATTCCCTGGTATAATATCCATAGACATACCGCGTTTACGTATTTGATCAAGAAATATTCTACGATTATGATTTAAAGCTTTAAAGTTAACAAACTTACGATGATCATAGTAATCACCAAGATGAACTATCTGTTTTATGTTTTGCTTTTCACATTCCGGAAAGAATACTTTATTGTAAAATTCTTCAGCATTATTTAAAAATACTTCTGATGAGTTACGTATACCGCAATGTGTATCATTTAATATTGCTATCTTCATTCCATAAACTCACTTAAATCTGAATCTGCTATTTTGGATCTTCTTCTTTTTCTTTCTTTCTTAACTATTTCTTTCATTTCTGAATCTGTATTACGAACTCTTTGTATTCTATCTCTAAGCGTATCAACAAAATGAGTTGCAACTCCACTTGCAAGTTCTTCATCACCGGCATCAATAAAGCTTTCAATGCCAGATTTTGTTAAGTATTTTAATTTTATATCTTGTTGTTTCTTTTCTTTTGTTATTCTTCGTAAAAAAGCAAACCATGTTATTTGTGTAAAGTATGCGAATGCATTTGGTTTGCCTGTTCTTGTTGCGGCTTCAAGGTTGTAGTTTGATATAGCCTTTAAGCAATTTTCTACAGCGTCCATAACCATTTCTTCTCGATAAGTATATCTTATAAAGTTTGCTTTATGCGATAAGCCTTCTGCAATTCTTAAAAAACATTGTGCTATATAATCCGGAACTTTCGGTAGTGATAGCTTTTCTTTTTTACATTCTTCTACTTGTCCAACATAGTCAACTACAGCCTGTGAAAACTGCGCGTTATTAACGTAGTGGATGCTTTTTCTGCGTGCCATAAGTTATCCTTTAATTTTATAGTATTATTTTACCACATTTTTACGTAAAAGTACAATACTATTTTTTCTTCTAAGAAACGAAAAAAACGGTGTACATTTGCTGAAAAGTGTGGTAGAATAAGATAGTATATCTGTGGAAGAGGGGATATACCCTAGTGTACTGTGTCCTTTGGTTTAAATTTTATCACATTATTAGTGGCGGAATCACCAACTCTATCATCATCCATTGCAAACCTTCCATATTTTTCATCAAGCCATTCATCAGCTTCTTCATCATTCATGTGCCGTGTTGCGGCATTTATTTCATCTAAATTAGCATAAACACCTTTTTTTCTTTTTGGTCCTTCTGCTAAATCATTTTTAATTGCTTTCAAACATGTATTATAATATTTTAACATCGATGGTGTAGGTGAACTTGTAACTATGACGTGTGCAGCATTAAGTGCATGTAAATAATCAGGATCATCTTGAAAAGACATCCATGGTCTTAAGGCAAAAAATCTTATGCCGCGTGCATAATCTTCAACACTTACTATTTTAAGTGCTTTGTTAATAATGATTTCATCACTACCTTCATCATTCCATTGTTGTATTTCACAAACTATTTCATCATTATTAGTTAATCTAAATTGTTTTACGTCGGTCATATCTTTACCTTATATGTTTTGTGTATAAATTTTTCTCTACCATAAATTCGAAGTCTTTCATCACCGTGTAATATACCATAATTTTTACGTGACTTCCAACTTATGTCATCTACGATATCATATAATGTAGTATCTTTACCATCATCTGTTTTTCTTAAACCTCTACCTATACTTTGTAGTACACGTATTTGCGATTTAGAAGGTGAGGCAAATATTATATTATGTAGATTCCTAATATTTATACCTGTACTGAAGGTTCCGAGTGATGCTACTATAATAGAATTTTTTTGTTTTTCTACTATCATTCTTATAGCTTCTCTATCTGTTGCTGCAGTATTACCAGATACAAAAAATATCTTGCGCGCTTCATCGGCATATTCTTTTATGTTATTGTATAAAGGTTTACCGTGCTTCTCTACATAATTATACAATACCAACGTGTTACCTTTTAAATCAAGCGTCAATTTTCTAATAAAGTGATTTCTTCTTTGGTAGTTTACAATGTGTTTAATTTCGTCTTGGTAAGTTTGTTTTCCAAAGTTTTTTCTTATTTCATCTGAATATTCTAGTACAAGTCTACGTATTGATAATTTTGCAAGTGTATCATTATCTTGTAGTGCTCGTGTGCTTGTGACACGGTGAACTTTTCCAAACAAACCTTGAAGTACGAGTTCATGTGTTAATGCACCATCTAATGTACCTGTTGTACCAAAACGATATTCTGCTTCAGTGCATTTATTCATTATAGTAGTTAATGATTTAGATTTAAATCCATGGCATTCATCACCAAACACTGCGCCAAATCTGGCAAACCAATCTTGAGGAAAACGATATATCGATTGCCATGTACTTATGATCACTCTTTTATATGAGTTCTTATCTTTACCTGAATATATTCTATGACAGTGCCTATCTACATCATAACCGTAATCTTTAAAATCGTTATACATTTGTTCAACTAAAGATGTTGTAGGTACTATTATTAAAACATCTTTTCTTTTTTTATCAAATGCAGATAGTAACCATCGCATCAATACGTATATAATTAATGATTTACCTGAACCTGTAGGTGAAAGTAATATAGCATTACGATGTTGTATACCGTGACATACTGCATCAAACTGATAAGCTCTAATGTCAAATGGAAGTTTAAGTGCTTCAATAAACTTCATCATGAAATCTACGTTAATAGAATTACCTTCATTAGGATTACCGTATTCTGTTTCTTCTATTTCTAATTCATATTCTCTTGA